AAGGGGTTGACGCCAACGGTGTCGGAGATGCCGTAGCGCAGCGTCTAAAGCTGCTCCTACCGCGTGCAGAGGTCGTATCACTTACAAGTAGCCCCTCTGAGCAGTCTAAACGCTGGAAGCACCTTAAGGCCCTTATTGACCGCCGTATGCTTGGGTTTCCTAATCACGCTAAAACGCGTAACCTGCGAACACACAAACGGTTTATCCAGCAGATGACCGACCTAGAGACTAAATTTAAAGGTCCTAATTTTATGGCGGCTGCTCCAGATGAGGCACACGCACATGATGACTTTGCAGATTCATTAGCAATCGCATGTAGCCTTACTATTGATGTTTCTATGACTGAAGCAGAAACAACAACAAATCCGTTTTTTAGTAGATAATTTGAGTTTAGTCTGACATTTACACTAATAAACGGGACAATTTTAAGTGAGGTACCTCAACCTTCTTTTAAGGAGAATCTCTTTATGTCAGAAATAATCGCTCCAGCGCCTCAGCTACCTGAGCGCCCAGGCACCATCTACGACCGCACGTTGAGCCCAGCTCTTCCAGGTCAGCGTGGCCCTCTTCGTTTTGAAGAAGGTCTTGCCACAGATACAGATGTTCCTATGGAATTCACCAAGGGTGCTATGCAGGGTTACATCCCAGCGCCTGGCCGTCCAAACCATAACCAGAATGTATTTGAAAAGTTCCCAGAAGAGACAATGCGCGAGCGTGCACATGTCGGTTCTGCGGCTTGGGTAGAAGCACCTACTGTACTTTCAGAATTTGCTTCACAGGCTTTTGCTGACCACGGTGACAACCACTTTGAAGAAGTCTTTCGTGATGGCGGACATCAATACCGTCTTAGCCCATCAGTAATCCAAGACTAATTCTCACCTAGGCTCCCCCTAGCCCTTGTATTGCTACGGCACGGCTAGGGGGCTCTAAGGACTTTATTATGGCTCTTATTCAAGGTAAATCAGTTCAGCAGGGACCTAAACAGTTCCCCGCTAACCCTAAACTGTGGAACATGTATGTCGCACAGGCTAAAGCAAAGTTTCGCGTTTACCCTTCTCCTGCTGCTGCGCACTGGGTGCATGCTCACTATGCACAAGTCGGCGGAAAGTTTGTAGACAAAGAGAGCCAAGTTGACCCACGCTTTCGCGATTATGTCCAAGAAAAAATGGACGCGCAAAAAGCGGCAAAAACTAAAAAAGTCACTAAGCCTGTTGGTAAGGGTCTTATTCGCGGTGAGAGATACCGCGGCTAGATAATTATGGTATTATTAGGTTTAGAAAAAGAGAGGAAGCTAAGTGAGTATTGATTTCTCACCTCCCAGTTATAGGGCGGCTTCTTCTGACTTAACTATCTCTATTTCCCCTCTTGGTCTTGTAGAACTTGCAGATGAAGAGTTTGAGGTTCACGGTCCTCGTTTAAACCGTTACTCCCTTAACTGGGCTATGTACCTAGGTCACCATACTTCTTACCGCCGTCAGGCTGGTGAGCCATCTATGGTATTCAATTACTACCGTGCCCTTACAGACTACATCATTAACTTCTCTTTTGGGCATGGAGTTCATTTCCGTAGCCCTAAAGAAACTGAAGGAATCATTCCTGATTTGCTTCAGCGTGTCTGGGAAACAGATAACGACAAAGGCACTGTCATGTGGGAAATGGGCCAGCAGGGCTCTGTATCAGGCGATTGCTTTGTTAAAATTGCATATGAAGAAATGTATACTGATACCATTGGCCGTATCCATCCAGGTAAAGTTCGCGTTCTCCCACTAAACGCTTCTTTCTGCTTCCCTGAATTCCACCCACATGACCGTGAGCGCCTCATCCGCTTTAAACTAAAGTACCGTTTCTGGGGCACATCACTTGAGGGAACCCGCCAAGTCTTTACTTACACTGAAATTCTTACGGAAGACATTATTGAGGAATACATTAACGATGAACTTATTGATTCGCGCCCTAACCCTCTTGGCATTATTCCTATTGTTCACATCCCTAATGTTCGTATTTCTGGTTCTCCTTGGGGTTTGGCTGATTGTTATGACATTATTCCGCTCAATCGCGTATACAACGAAACAGCTACAGACATTGCCGATATCGTTAACTACCATGCTGCTCCAGTAACTGTTATTACAGGTGCTAAAGCAAGCCAACTAGAAAAAGGCGCTAACAAGGTCTGGGGCGGTCTTCCTAAAGATGCTAAAGTGCAGAACCTTGAAGGCGGCGCACAAGGCCTAAAGGGCGCTATGGAATTCATGGCAATGATTAAAAAGTCAATGCACGAAATGGTAGGCGTTCCTGAAACCGCTCTTGGTATGGCACAGCCTATTTCTAACACTTCTGGTGTTGCTCTTTCTATTCAGTTCCAACCATTAATGAACAAATGGAACCAGAAGATTACTCAGTATAGCCGTGGTATTCAGCGCATTAACGAACTTATTCTTCTAAACCTTGCTATTAAAGAACCAGAAGTATTCGTATGGAATCCTACCTACGAAGGCGAACTTGTTGCTGGTGAGGCTCAAGCATTAGACATTAATGACCCTATTACTTACCAAAACTTTGTATATTTCTTACCGCCATTGCCTTTGGATAAACTTATTGTTCTTAACGAAGTTCAAACCAAAATGTCTTTGGGTCTGGAATCAAAGGCTGGCGCTCTTCGTACTCTGGGTGAAGAATTCCCATACGAAAAACTTGAAGAAATCCGTGAGGAACTACTTGCAGATGCTCGTGCAGATGGCGCTGTTAAGTTGGTACAGACTCAGATTGAGCAGACTATTGCCGCACTTACTGGCATGCTCTCTGGTGGTCTTGGTGGCCAACCTGTACCTATGGGCCCAGGAGAACCAGGCGGTCCACCTATGCCTGCTCCAGGTGCTGAGACTGTTCCTCCAGTTGCACCTCCTATTGATGGTGCGCTAATAGCGTCCGCACAAGCTGAGCAACAGCTTCGTATGGACCTAGTAACAAAAGCTTACGGAACTACTCTGCCAAACAGAAGAGTTCCAGGTAAGGAAAGTGGTTAAACACTTTTGTTTTAAGCAGACAAAAGCGTTAAAACATACAAAAATAAATATAGAAACAAACGTTCGGTCACTTGTGCTACGGGAGAAATCCCATTTGGAAAACGACCCAGAGAAAAACTAAGGAAATATCATGACACAATCTGTAAACGCAGATGCTACAGAAGCTTTTGCTTCTGAAGTAAACGTATCTCCAGTAGCAGCGCCAACGGGCGTTGACGCACCTGCTGCTACTACCGCAAACACCGCTAAATTCTATACTGATGAGGATTTAGCACGAGTTCGCAGCCAGGAAAAAGACAAGCTCTACCCTCAAATTGAGAACCTCAAAGAGCAACTTGACTCTATTAAACGTGAACGCGAAGATGAGCTGGCAGCAAAAGCTGCTGAAAAAGAGGCTCTTGAAGCGCAGTTTGCTGAAGAGGCTAAACGCAAACAAGAGGAAGAACTTGAACTCCGCGACCTTTTAAAGGTTAAGGAAACTGAATGGACCGAGCAGTTGGAGCGTGAGCGCCATGAGCGCGAACGAGCCTTCGCTCTATTGGAACGCGAAAAAACGTTTGCAGAAATTCAGTCTTACCGCAACCAGCGAGTTAATGAAGAGTCAGAAAATATTCTGCCTGAGTTAATTGAACTGATTAGCGGTGAAACTGTAGACGAAATTGAATTCAGTATTCAAGGACTAAAAGCCAAATCTTCCAGTATCATGGATAATGTACAGCAAGCAACCCAAGCTGCTCGTAGGGATATGACTGGAACAAGAGTTACTACTCCTCCGAATGCTGGACCTTTGGACATTGAAACGGGTAATCGTCAGTTCACGGCAGAAGATATTAATAACATGTCGTTAAGTGATTATGCGAAGTACAGAAGTCAACTCTTGAGCCCTAAAGCACAAGGGAACACAAAGGGCTTTTTCGGCTAAATCTTTCCCTACACACAACAACTATCTAGGAGTCACAAGTGGCTAGCTCAATCACAGGTACAGGCAATCTCGCCGCGTCACCTACCGCCTACTCAGGCACAAACTCGCAGCTAACTCAGTCAATCCAGCAGATTTGGTCAAAGGAAATTCTTTTCCAGGCTATGCCAATTTTGCGTTTTGAACAGTTCGCTGTAAAGAAGACCGAACTTGGTGTTGCACCAGGTTTGCAGATTAACTTCATGCGTTACAACAACCTTGGCTTTGCACAGCCATTG